TAAACAAATTAGTTGTAATAATAACTAAAAACAGAAAGGAATACATTATGCAACCATTAAGAAAAGACCACGTTGATAGGTGGAGTGAGTTTGTACGAGATGAATTCGGAATTGCTTTTAATAGAGCAGAAGAAGAAATCGAAGTACAAGCGCAAGAGAAAGTTGAAGAAGTTGGTAAAGATTTTGCCAAGGAACTTAAACTTAATCTTAAAATAAAAGAGTTGGATAAAAGCGTAAATGCGTTGAGAGATTTCCAAGATAAGAAACAATCTATGGAAAATGATTTACGTTATAAAGCTCAAAAAATCGCTGATGAAATTTCAGAGATTTATAACAATAGTAAAAAAAGACGTAAATGGGATATGAATAACATCTCTATTGATATTAAAGATGACAACGATCCTGTTGAATACATAACAAAGCGAATTAAAAAAGCTTGTTATGAAGAAGCAAAACGTCATTTTACAGCGAAGCATAAGTTGTATCATGCTTTAGATCAAAAACGTAAAAAGTGTTTGAATATACTTTATACAGGCAGTCATATTCAACCGACTTTAAATGAGTTATCTAAAGAAATGAAAACCGCTAACATTCAATTAGATTTACCTAATTCTTTATTAGCTTTACCAAGTGGAGCGAAATAATGATTAGAGCAGTTTATTTTGCACTTAACTTTGTAATGATCTTTTTGGGTGTAGTGTTAGCAATATACTTTGATTTGTGGATTGGTTTATCAGTAATAGCTTTATTTACTTTTAAATTCTTTTTGCAATTACCAAGTACAGAAAGCAATCGAAAACTTGATGAAAGTTTTGAAAGAAATAAAAAACAAATGGAGTTTAAATTTGATAAGTAAATAAATCAAATTGAGGGGGGATAGGAAATGTCCTATGCAAAATGCTAGCACTCCCCTCTTAAAAAAAGTGGCGCGAGAAATAAACACACTCGCGCCACACTAGAAAATTATAGAGAAGAGCATGTGGGCGGGGCCCACCCGGGAAAATAAAAAAATTAATTTGGCACAAATCCGAAAAAAAATCACATATACTTATGAGGGCGATCAGGTTCCCGATTAACTGGTCGTCCTCTAGGGTGCGACAATCTTATCCTTTAATTTATAGGATAAAAATTGTAAGCTTCATTATTAACTTAACGAAAGGAATACAATGTCACTATTAGTACACTACCAAAACCTAAAGCACTTTGATGCAGATAAAGATCAGTGGTTAGGTGAAAAAGGTCAAAACGCAATTGACCTAAAAAAACAAGCCGACACTTTGGGTTGGTTGATGATGTCAATTGGTGTTTATGAGATCACAGAAAAAACTGTGGAAGAGATGCTCTTCAGAACTAAATTTTTAGATTTCTGTTGGGGTGGCCGATCTTACTTTGTTGGTGATCCGAGTAACACGGATCTTCGACAATTATTCAAAAACCATATTGGTTTAAGAATAGCTGTTACTAACGTTGGTTTTAAAAACATCAGCACGCGACATAAATTTATGGTCGCTCAATTAAATAATATTGAAGAAAGGATAATGAAACAAATAAATAAATAATTCGTTAAGAAATACCCTATGCAGAAATTGCATAGGGTATTATAGGATAGAGAAGAGCATGTGGGCGGGACCCACCCAGGCGCGCTTCGCGCGCTTTAAAAGGGGACCCTAAAGGAATTACTTTCTAACTTGCGTGATTTATTATTTATCAAATACCCTTTAGTTTTGTAGGGGTCCCAGACCTACCCTATAGTGTTTGATTTGGATAGTTAATCATGTATAATACTTTACCACCCATATTGAAATGTATGCTAACTGTTGAAGATATTAATAAAATAGAAGATCCCCTTGAGCGAAGAAAGCTCAAAATACAGATAATAGAACGTCATAAGAGAAAAGAACTTAAACAAGTCCGTACTAAATTTTTGCCTTTTGTGAAAAAGATGTGGCCAGATTTTATAGAGGGGTCCCATCACACCGAGATAGCAGACAAGTTTAATAAACTAGCAACCGGAGAATTGACCCGTTTAATTATAAACATGCCGCCTAGGCATACTAAATCAGAATTTGCATCGTTCTTTCTTCCTGCATGGATGATCGGACAAAATCCAAAATTAAAAATAATTCAAGCAACTCACACAGCGGAGCTTGCTGTAAACTTCGGTCGTAAAACAAAACATTTAATTGACTCACAAGAATATCAAGATGTTTTTAAAACAAGACTCCAAGAAGATAGTAAAGCTGCAGGACGTTGGAATACATCTGATGGTGGTGAATATTTTGCAGTCGGTGTCCAAGGTGCGGTGACCGGGAGAGGTGCTGATCTACTCATCATTGATGACCCACATTCCGAGCAAGATGTAAACTCACCTTCAGCATTTGATAATGCATATGAGTGGTATACTAGTGGACCACGGCAAAGGCTTCAACCAGGAGGTCGTATTGTTTTAGTTATGACACGATGGAGTACAAAAGATTTAACTCAAAGATTGTTAAACGCACAAAGCAACGAGAACGCGGATCAATGGGAAGTCGTAGAGTTTCCAGCAATCCTTCCTAATGGCAAACCAGTCTGGCCTGAATATTGGAAGCTCGAGGATCTTGAATCTGTTAAGGCATCAGCGGGTGTTGCAAAATGGAACGCGCAATACATGCAGAACCCAACTTCAGAAGAAGGAGCTCTCATTAAACGTGAGTGGTGGAAAAATTGGGAACATAAAGAGATGCCAGTTATTGAACATACTATCCAAAGTTATGATACTGCATATTTAAAAAAAGAAACTGCGGATTACTCTGCAATTACAACTTGGGGAGTCTTTCGTCCAAATGAAGACTCACCTCGTCAATTAATTTTATTAGATTCATTTAAGGAACGTTTAGAATTTCCAGAACTTCGAAGAGTTGCATTAGAGCAATATAAATATTGGAATCCGGAAACAGTTATCATTGAAGCAAAAGCATCAGGGTTACCCTTAATGTATGAACTTCGACAGATGGGAATTCCTGCAATGAATTTTACACCTAGTAAAGGTCAAGATAAAATTGCTAGAGTTAATGCAGTATCTCCTTTGTTTGAAGCTGGACAAATTTGGGCACCTCTTGATCAAGAGTTTGCACAGGAACTTGTTGAAGAGTGTGCAGCATTTCCTTATGGTGATCATGATGATTTAGTTGACTCCACGACTCAAGCTCTGTTAAGATACAGACAAGGTGGATTTATAGATCATCCTGAAGATTATCGAGAAGAAGAGCAACCCAAAAGAAAAAAGAAGTTTTATTGGTGATTTGACTTTTGTAGGATTTTGTAGTATACTGTTTTTTTACAGAAAGGAATACAATGTACTATTGGACACCAAAACGATTAAAAGAACTAAAAGAGCGAGGGTATAAATTGACGTACGAGAACAATAAACAAAATCCAACATTAGTTAAAAACATGAAACATGTAAAACGAGATCAAATACCACCATTAAGTGGCCCCAACCCACAAGGCTTGATTAATGAACCAAAACAAGATAAAGCTAGTCAATTGGAGAAAATAAATGGCAGAAATAGACAAAGCATTAACCGAAATAAAAAAATCGGTTGAAATAGCAGGACCTGAAGAACAAGTTGAGGTCCAAGAAGAAATTAATGAATCATTACCTGACGCGGGTGAAACAGAAATTACTCCCACTGAAGATGGCGGTGTAGAAATTAATTTTGAACCTGGAGCATTTAACCAAGCGCAAAGTGAAAACCACTTTGATAATTTAGCCGAGTTATTACCAGAGGAAATATTAGGTCCTCTAGGTTCAGAATTAAATCAAAACTATATGGACTACAAAGAGTCTCGTAAAGAATGGGAACATACTTACGTTACAGGTTTAGATCTTTTAGGATTTAAATACGAAGATAGAACCGAACCTTTCTCTGGAGCTGCAGGTGCAACTCACCCAGTTCTTGCAGAAGCAGTCACACAGTTTCAAGCGTTAGCTTATAAAGAATTATTGCCAGCAGATGGACCCATCAGAACTCAAATCATGGGCGCACCAACTCCTGAAAAAGAAATGCAATCAACTAGAGTAAAAGATTTTATGAATTGGCAGTTGATGGATCAAATGAAGGAATACGAACCTGAATTCGATCAATTGTTATTTTACTTACCTCTTGCTGGATCTGCCTTTAAGAAAGTTTATTATGACGATCTTTTAGGCAGAGCAGTTTCTAAATTTGTACCTGCAGAAGATTTGGTTGTTCCATATTCTGCAACATCTTTAGAAGATGCGACAGCCGTGGTTCACGTTGTAAAAACAAAAGAGAATGATTTAAGAAAACAACAAGTCAACGGTTTTTACAGAGACGTGGATCTTGGAACTCCAGGAGATACGGAATCAGATTTAGAGAGAAAAGAACGAGAGCTAGAAGGAATACAAAAAACGAAAGACGAAGATGTTTTTAATATTTTAGAATTTCATGTTGATTTAGATTTAGAAGGATTCGAGGATCGAGGCCCTGATGGTCAACCTACTGGAATTAAATTACCATACATTGTTACAATCGAAGAAGCATCAAGAGAAGTATTATCAATCAGAAGAAACTATGAAATTAATGATCCGAAGAAAAAGAAAATTTCTTATTTTGTACATTTTAAATTTTTACCTGGATTAGGGTTTTATGGTTTTGGTTTAATACACATGATTGGTGGTCTATCAAGAACTGCAACCGCAGCTTTAAGATCATTATTAGATGCTGGTACCCTCTCCAATTTGCCAGCAGGATTTAAGATGCGCGGCATCAGAATTAGAGATGACGCGCAATCTATTACTCCAGGTGAATTTAGAGATGTGGATGCTCCAGGTGGAAATATTAAAGATGCCTTTATGGCACTTCCATTTAAGGAACCATCACAAACTTTGTTACAGCTTATGGGTGTCGTTGTATCAGCCGGGCAAAGATTTGCCTCGATAGCTGACCTTCAAGTAGGTGATGGGAATCAACAAGCAGCAGTGGGAACGACAGTGGCTTTGTTGGAAAGAGGAAGCAGAACAATGTCTGCGATTCACAAAAGAATTTATGTGAGTCTTAAACAAGAATTTAAAATGCTTGCTCGAGTATTTAAATTATATCTTCCACAAGAATATCCTTATGATGTGGTAGGTGGTCAAAGAATGATTAAGCAACAAGACTTTGATGACAGAGTAGATATTTTACCTGTTGCAGATCCAAATATATTTTCTCAAACTCAAAGAATATCAATTGCTCAAGCAGAATTACAATTAGCACAGTCTAATCCACAAATGCATAATTTATACAATGCATATCGTGCAATGTATGAAGCGTTGGGTGTAAAAAATATTGATATGATTTTAAAACCAGTGCCAAGACCACAACCTATGGACCCAAGTATTGAAGCGATTCAAGCTTTAGCTGGAAAACCTTTTCAAGCATTCAAAGGACAGGATCATAGAGCTCACATAACAGCTCATTTAAATTTTATGACGTCATCTATGGCAAGAAATAATCCAATGGTAACTGCTTCTATGCAAAAAAATATTTTTGAACACATAAGTTTAATGGCATTAGAGCAGGTTGAAGTAGAATTTAAGGATCAGATTGTAATGATGCAACAAATGCAGCAACAAATTCAGGCAAATCCTGCATTGGCACAAGATCCACAAATGCAACAGCAAATAATGTCAATTAATATGCAGATTGAAGCTCGAAAAGCTGTGTTGATTGCTGAAATGTTTGAAGATTATGCTAAAGAAGAGCAACAATTGATGGGTGAATACGGAAATGACCCAATTGCCAAGTTAAAAGCAAGAGAATTAGACATAAGAGCTAAAGATGACTTCGTAAAAGCAGAACAAGCTCAAGAAAAAATCAATCTTGATCGAATGAAAGCGTTTATGAACCAACAAAACAAGGATGAAAAGCTTGAACAGAACGAAGAGCTAGCAGAATTACGTGCTGCGACTTCCCTTGCTAAACAAGAAATGGCTAACCAAAGTAAAATTCACGATTTTGGTAGAAATTTTAAGAAAAAATAATTATAACAGCTTAAGGAGAAAATTATGGCAGATTTAAAAAATAAACTTTCTTATGGTAGAAAAGGAACTGTTGCTTCTTCTAATGCAACTGGTGGTGTAGAGATTGCAACTCCAGAAATTAGAACTGAAACAGACCCAAGATCTACTATCCTTACAAACCAAGACAGAGTATTCAACAAAATAGGTGTTGGAGATACTGTTGAAGTTAGAGGAACTAGAAGAATGTTAAAATCTAAAAGTAAAAAAGCAACTTGGTATTAGGCTATGTGGTTTCAGGCAATAAAATTAGCCGTCTCTGCTGGAAGTAAAATATATGCCAACAAGCAGAAGGCCAAAATGGC